TAAAAAACTAAAAACTATTGTGGAAAAAATAACTCAATTTGTTCATTTTAATTATAACAATGAAATAAAGTATGACTATGGACAAATTGTAATGTGGCCAACAGGAACAAACCAATTTGAACACACAGATGTTCCTTTACCAAATAAAAAAGATTCCGTTTCATTAACTTCAATATCTTATCTAAACGATGACTTTGAAGGAGGACAAACTTTTTTTGAACATAATAATAACTTTGTTGTGCCGGTTAAAGGAACAACAGTTTATTTTGATGGTCAAAAAATTGTTCATGGTGTTAATAAAATAACAAAAAATACAAGGTATACCTTACCAATATGGTATAAAAAAAATGGAACAAACAACTAACACCAATATCAGAATTGTTAGATTACAATCAGGTGAGGATATTATTGCTGGTTATTCTGGTAATATAGACACCAATATTGTTATTTTGGATAATCCTATGCACCTCATCTTCAAAAGAACATCACAAGGTACGGTAATGTTTATGTTACCGTGGTTGCCAATTGAATTGATTAAAGATAATATAGCAACTATTGTAACAGATGATATATTAACAATCGTTGAACCAAAAGATGATTTAATTGAATACTATGGCAACATCATCAATCAAACTCATATGCGTGCTATTAAAGATGACACCATGGCAAATAATATAAAACAAGCTATGGAAGATGACTTAGATGATATAAGTGAAGAAGAAGAAAACGAAGAACGATTAACTAAAGAAGAAATTTTAGACCTCATAAATAGAAAGAGAACTAAAAGGTTGCATTAATGATACTTGATTATAATGATGATAATTTGAAATTGGTGAGTGATTTGATTATGAAGAACCTAACTCCCGATTTACTTCCTAAAAAATGGGTTAAAAGAAACTCTACTAACCCTACCTTTGGCCATTGTCATACCTCTTCAGGTTGTTTACAAAAAATCTTTGGCACTAAAAACATTAAATTACACCGAGCATTAGATGATGAAGGTATTTGGCATTGGTGGGTAATTGATAGAGAAGGTAAGTTAGTTGATTTGACCGCCGACCAATACTTCTCTCAGAATAGAAAACCTCCTTACGAATCAGGAACCAAGGCATCAATCTTGGGATTTGAGTATCGTAAAAGAGTTCAGAGGTTACTGAATAAGGTAACAGCTGATTTAATTTCAAACGGAACACCGCTACTTTAACACTTGTCAAGCGCAAAATGAGGCAAATATGAATGATTATGTAAAAACTTTCCAAGAACAAGGATATGTCCTTGTCAAAAATTTTATTCCTGTTGATACAGCAGAATACCTGTTTAACTACTTACGATTCTCCACACACGCATTGGTCATGGCCAATAAGAGTAAAGACATTGTAGAGGGTGATGTTCAGGTACCTGGCTCATGGGGTTCAAGGCACGGCGATTTAGCATTTGATTCTTTAATGAAGATGATGAAACCTAAAATGGAAGAAGTAACAGGTTTAGAATTGTGGCCAACTTATACCTATACACGATTATACAAAACTGGCAATTCTTTAGCTAAACATACTGATAGACCATCTTGTGAAATATCAGTTACTTTGAAATTAGATGATACAGGAGAAGAAGGGTATAATTGGCCTATTTGGATGAAAAATACCGAATATAAGCTTGACAAAGGCGATGCAGTAGTGTATCGTGGTTGTGACCTCGACCACTGGCGTGATGAGTGTGAAGCACCAAATGGTTGGAGAATGGGACAAGTATTCATGCATTATGTTGATAAAAATGGTCCCCATAAAGAATTTAAATATGATAAAAGAACGGCTATGGCTAAATTATTTGAAAGTGAACTATGAGTGTAACAGTAACGGCGACAACTATGCCTAAAAAAGCAAAACACTATGTAAACAACGGGGATTTTCTTAACGCATTAATTGTGTATAAAGAAAAGTGTGCAGAGGCTAAGAAGAACGGTAAGCAAGACCCACAAATTCCAGATTACATTGGTGAATGTTTTTTAAAGATTGCTGACCACCTATCAAGGAAGCCAAACTTTATTTCATATTCTTTCCGAGATGAAATGATTTCTGATGGCATTGAAAACTGCCTAATGTATTTCAGAAACTTTGACCCCGACAAATCAAAGAACCCATTTGCTTACTTTACTCAAATCATTTATTATGCCTTTTTGCGTAGAATTATGAAAGAGAAAAAACAACTCTATGTAAAATATAAAGCAACAGAACAAATTGGCATACTTGATGAGTTTGAATTGTTGGAGGATGGAGATGGCAATACAAGGCAATTTGAACTGTATGATAACATTTCTGAATTCATTCACAACTTTGAAGAGAATAAGAAGAAGAAAAAAGAAGGCAAGACAAAAGGTTTAGAAAAATTTATTGAAGAGGAAGATGTTGAAGATTTGCCATGAAACGCTTGACTTATGTATTAATTTGTATTATAATGTCTGGATGTGCGGTAACTAATCGCATTGAAAAGATTGAAGCGCCTGACGGAACTAAAGTTAATTTCCAATATAAAGTAATGGAGTTTTAAATGGACAAAGATAAAATAGAGCATCATATAAAACATCTAAAACATAAACACGAAGACTTAGAAAAAAGAATACAGGCAAACCCAACAGATTATATTCTTAGGGTATTAAAAAAAGAAAAACTCCAACTTAAAGATGAAATTGAAAAGTTAAAACTTAAATTACAATGAAATTATGTATTCTCGGTGACACACACTTTGGTATGCGTGGTGATTCGTTAGAGTTCCACAAACACTATCAAAAATTTTACAACGATGTATTTTTTCCGTATTTAATCGATAATAAGGTTGATACGGTTTTTCAGCTTGGCGATTTGTTTGATAGGCGAAAGTTTATCAATTTCAATTCACTTTACCTTGCTAGAAAGTATTTCTTCAATAAGCTTAAAGAGCATAATATCAAATTCTACACTCTTCTAGGCAATCACGATGTAACTTATAAGAATACTTTAGAAGTTAATTCATCACAATTGTTGTTGAATGAGTATGATAACATTACCATCTTTGATGATTTTGCTACACTAGAATTTGATGGTGTGCCTATTGATATTGTTCCTTGGCTATGTGATGACAACCAATCTTCCATCTTTGATAGAATAAAAGACAGTAAATCACAATTGTGTTTTGGCCATTTTGAAATAGATGGGTTTGAAATGGACAGAGGTAATGTTTGTCATGGTGGTATTGACAGAGCTAAATTAAACAAGTATGATATGGTCTTAACAGGACACTTTCACCATAAATCAGATGACGGACATATCTATTATGTTGGCACTCCAGGCGAAATGACATGGGCTGATTACAATGACCCACGAGGTTTTCATATATTTGATACCGCAACCCGTGAGTTGGAGTTTGTTCAAAACCCATATCGCATGTTCCACAAATTAAACTATGATGACGGTGAACAAGACTTTGAGCATTGGAAAAACTATGAGTATGATAAACTAAAAGAAACCTATGTCAAGGTTGTAGTATTAAACAAACAAAATCCTTACCTATTTGATAATGTAATTGATAACCTATACAAAGCAGGAGTATCAGATATTTCAATTGTTGAAGATTTTAGTGATAACTTAATTGATGTGGAACAAGAAATTATTGACCAAGCTGAAGATACGATGACTATTTTATCTAAGTATATTGATAACTTGACACTCAATGTCAACAACGATAAACTTAAAATATTAATGCGTGAGCTATATGTCGAAGCATTAAACACGGAGATGACGGAATGATTTACAAAGACCTATACAATTACCCAAGCGAAAGATTTCGTATCACTTATCCATGGATTTATTGGGATAATGGATTTACACCAGAAGAAATCGATAAGATGTGTGCTTACTTTGCAGAGCAAGGTGTAGAACGAGGCACAACAGTTGGTGGTGCTGAGGTGGGACCAAATGGTGAATTGATTGTTAAACAAGAAGCTAACGAAAAGGTTCGTAAGTCGAATGTTAAATTTTACAATTATGAACCAGCAAATGAAAATACAAACTGGATATTCCAAAGGTTAAATTGGATTATTCAACAGGCCAACAATCAATTCTATGGTTTTGATTTGAATGGTTTTGAATCATTTCAATATACAGAATATGATGAATCAGAAAACGGCAGGTATGATTTTCATACAGACACAATTTATGGTAAAAATATGCCAGCTGATATGATTGAAACAAGAAAACTTTCATTGACTTTTTGTTTAAATCAAGCTGGTGTTGATTATGAAGGCGGTGAATTTCAAATCAATACAGGCCAAGAAAAAGATGCTGAGACAGCACCTGCGATGAAAGGCCGTGCTTTAATATTTCCATCTTTTATGATTCATCGTGTAGCACCTGTAACAAAAGGCAAAAGAAAATCTTTAGTGGTATGGACAATGGGACCAAAATTTAAATAATGATTGTATTTCGTTATGTTCGTTGGAAGAATTTACTTTCAACTGGTAATTACTTTACTGAAATAAAACTGAACAATACATCAAACACATTAGTGGTTGGTGAAAATGGTTCTGGTAAAAGCACGATGCTTGATGCGTTGTGCTTTGGTCTTTTTGGTAAAGCATTCCGTAATATCACCAAACCAAGTCTATTAAACTCAATCAACAATAAGGATTGTGTGGTTGAAATTGAGTTTGATACAGGTAATAAATCATACAAGATTATTCGTGGCATTAAACCAAACATCTTTGAGATTTGGTGTGATGGTGTGTTGGTTAACCAAGATGCAGCTGCTCGTGACTACCAAGAATACCTTGAAAAGTTTATCATCAAGTTAAACTATAAATCATTCACACAGATTGTTATTTTAGGTTCAGCATCATTTGTTCCTTTTATGCAATTGTCAAATTCTGATAGACGAGCAATCATTGAAGACTTGCTTGACATTCAAATCTTTTCTACGATGAATGGTATTCTAAAAGATAAATTATCAAACAATAAAGACTTGACTGTTTCTAAGAAGTATGAGATTGATTTGGCTCAGCAAAAACACGATATGCAAGAAAAACATATCAATGAGTTGAAGCAAAACAATGATGATAAGGTCAAAGAACACGAACAAGAGATTGCTAATAATCAAGTAACGATTCAAACATTACATAATGATATTGCTAACCTTTCATCACAGGTAACTACATTACAAACTGAGGTAGAATCTAAGACTGAGGTAGAAGATAAAGTTAAGAAGATTACTAAACTTGAATCACAGATTGAAAGTAATTTATCTAAGTTTAAAAAAGATATTACATTCTTTGAACACAATGATAATTGTCCAACTTGCCGACAAGCCATTGAATTAGGGTTTAAACAGGAAGAGTTGACATCATTACACACAAAGGCATCTGAATGTGAGACTGGTTTAAAATCTATTGAGCAGAAATTGTTAGATGAACAAAACAGACTGAATAAGATTACTGAGGTTCAGAAAGAGGTTCAATCATTACAGATTAAGATTGCTACTAATAATACA